ACCTATCGTAATACATTAGAAATTAATTCATCACAATTACTACTAAACGAATATGACAACATTACAATCTTTGATGAGTTTGTCACAAAAGAATTTGATGGCATTCCAATAGACATTGTTCCTTGGTTATGTGATGACAACGAAGAAGGTATAAAAGAATCAATAAAGAATAGTCGGTCACAACTTTGTATTGGACATTTTGAGATACGAGGGTTTGAGATGGACAAAGGCACAGTTTCACAAACAGGTATTGATAAATCACTTTTATCCAAGTATGATATGGTTTTATCTGGACACTTCCATCACAAGTCAGATGATGGCCAAATATTTTACGTTGGAACTCCAGGTCAAATGACATGGGCAGATTATAAAGACCCAAGAGGTTTTCATATCTTTGATACGAACACAAGAGAATTAGAGTTCATACAGAACCCATTTGAAATATTTCATAAGATAAGTTATGATGATAGAGACAAAAGTATTGAAGACTTTAAAAGTTTTGATTTTAAACAATACCAAGATAGTTATGTAAAAGTAGTTGTACTACACAAACAGAATCCATTTTTGTTTGATTATTTAACCGATAACTTATATAAAGCTGGTGCAGCTGACATAGCAATTGTTGAGGACTTCAATGATGACCTTATATTAAATGACGATGATATAATTAATCAAGCTGAAGATACAATGACCATATTGTCCAAGTATATTGATGGACTATCTCTCAATGTTGAGAATGAAAAACTCAAAACACTAATGAGAGAATTATATGTTGAAGCATTACATACGGAAGAAACTGATTGATTATATTTAGAAAAGTAAAATGGAAAAACCTATTAAGTACAGGTAATCATTTTTCAGAAATTAATTTAGATAAGAACATCAATACATTAATTGTTGGTGTCAATGGTTCAGGCAAGTCTACGTTGCTTGATGCTTTGTGTTTTGGATTATTTGGTAAACCATTTCGTAGTATTCCAAAAGGCAATCTAACTAACTCGATTAATGGTAAAAACTGTGAAGTAGAAGTAGAGTTTGATACAAACAATAAATCATATAGAGTTGTTCGTACTATCAAACCTAATAAATTTGAAATATATATCGATGGTGAGTTATTAAACCAAGATGCAGCTATAAGAGATTATCAAGAACAACTTGAGAAGTTCATATTAAAAATGAACTATAAATCTTTCACACAAATAGTGGTACTAGGTTCAGCCGCATTTACTCCGTTTATGCAACTATCAAATAATGATAGACGTGCTATAATTGAAGACTTATTAGATATACAAATATTCTCGGTAATGAATAAACTTACAAGAGAACGATTGGGTAATAACAAAGATTTACTCAACGACAAAAGACACACGATTCAATTGACACAACAGAAATATGAATTTGAAGAAAAACGAATAGGCGATTTAAAACAAAACAATGAAGATAAAATAGATGAATACGAAACAGATATTTCTACCAACGAAACTAATATTAACAATCTCACTGAAGAAATTGAGAGCATTGGATTACAAGTCGCTGAAATTCAAAAGGTTGTTACAAACAAACTCGAAATCGAACAACGAGTAAAACAGTACCATCATCTAGAATCTCAAATAGAAACTAATCTATCGAAATATAAAAAAGATGTTAATTTCTTTGAACACAATGATGATTGTCCAACATGTAGGCAAGGAATTGAATCTGATTTTAAGTCAGAACAAATTGTAACACTTACCGATAAGATTACTGGTTGTGACACAGGTCTAGTTGAACTTGATACTAAAGTAACCGAAGAACAGACTAAGCTTAATACTATCTCAGTAAAACAATTAGAGATACAAGCATTACAGATTAAGACGGCAACAAATACAACATCAATAACTGAAATTAATAGATACATCACTCGAATCAAAACAAGTATTGAAGAATTACAAAACACAAAAACAGTTTCAGACATAGAAGAGTTGAAGTTAAGTGAACTCAAAAAAGAGATTGAAGACAAAGAAACTGAGTTTAAAAAATTACTTGATGATAAAGAATACTTTGAAGTAGCTAGTGCTTTACTTAAAGACACTGGTATTAAAACAAAGATTATAAAACAATACTTACCTGTAATAAACAAATTAGTAAATAGTTATTTGGCTAAATTAGATTTCTTTGTAAACTTTACCCTTGACGAATCATTTAAAGAATCAATTAAATCTAGATTCAGAGATGACTTTACATATAATAACTTCTCACAAGGCGAAAAACAAAGAATTGACATGGCACTTATGCTAACTTGGCGTGCCGTTGCTAGACTAAAGAATTCTACTAACACCAATCTACTCATACTAGATGAAACATTCGATTCATCACTAGACGCTACAGGCGTTGATGAGTTACTTAAGATTCTACATGAACTAGATGATGTGAATATTTTTGTGATATCACATAAAGGCGATATACTACAAGATAAATTTCAAAATATAATTAAATTTAGTAAAGTTAAGAACTTTTCAAGGATAGAAAAACATGAGTGATATTAAACAATTTGATGATACAACAGTAGTTACTGAACCAGGCATGACATTTAACTATAGCACAGCAGAAGGCCTTGGACCAGAAACAAAAGAAAACCCAACTGAAGAGATAAAAAAACTCAGAGAAGAACCATTAGATTTATATGACGACCAACTTCCATTGTTAAGTGAAACAATGCCTGTTTATGATGAAGCTTTACCTAATGCTAACATGAGAACACTCATAGCGAGAATGAAAATGACCATGAGAAAGTTTGGTGGTATTGGATTATCAGCTAATCAATGTAATGTGTCAACAAGAATGTTTATAATGACACATCTAGGTGAAGAGATGGTTTGTGTTAATCCTAAATTGATTGCATTTGGCCAAAATGATATTAAGCTAGATGAAGGTTGTTTATCTTATCCTGGTTTAATTCTTTCTATAAAGAGATACGAAGAGATTGACGTTGAATATCAAGATGAAAATGGCGAGACTGTAAATAAACATTTAGATGGAATGTTAGCACGATGTTTTCAACACGAATTAGACCATATGAACGGAATAAAGTTTACCTCACAGGTGTCCAATCTTGTGTTATCCTTAGCAAAGAAGAAGCAGAATAAACTAATGAAGACTGAAACAAGAAAACAGAAAAACAAATTTAAATGGAACGAAATGTAAATGGCAATTGATTATACAAAAGATGATGTAGAAGTTCAGTGGGAAAAATGGTCAGAGGCTAATCCTGTAGAAGATATGGATGACCCTGACTTTGAACAAATTAAACAAGAGACGATTACAGACCTTGAATTTGTTTCAAAGATGGACGTAAAAGAATATACATTGTATCAAAAGTGGTGTGAAGTACAAGAAAAATATCCATTCACTATGGTTAATGATTTATGGGAAGGCGAGAAGAAAGTTCTAGCCAACGATAAACAAAGAATAGCTATTGAAGAAGTTAAAAATAATGTTTGGAATCCACAAGACTTAGATGAGTTTATGAATATAGAACCTGAACTCATATATGCAAACAAACAAGAAGACTTGCCAGAACTATGGAATGTAATTAGAACATTCTCATCTACAATGAAAAACAATTCTAATATTGGTCGTAATCTTAACTTCATTGTCAGAGATAAACCAACTAAAAAATATCTTGGTGTTATTTGTATTTCTTCAGACTTTCTAGACTTAACGCCTAGAGATAATTTTATTGGATGGAGTAGAGAACTTAAAACACAAGGTTCAATGATTAATCATACAGCGATTGGTTCTACGATTGTTCCTTTACAACCTTTAGGTTACAACTACACAGGTGGTAAGTTATTAGCATTATTATGTTTAGATGATAAGATACAGAAACTATGGAAAGAATTGTATGGTGACACGCTAATAGGCGTTACAACTACATCCTTATATGGTAAAGCGAAACTTCATGGACTATCACAATACGATAGACTTAAACACTGGAAGAAAATGGGATTCACTGCAGGTTCAGTTAAGTTTGAACCAAGAAGAGTGACTAGAAATAAAATTAATGATTGGATAAAGAAAAATCATACCAGAAAATACTTTGAATGGTATGTTGCAAAGAAACCAAGTGGGCAACCACACAAAAGAGACCATAAGAATAGGTCACTATCATTTGCATATTCACAAATGAAAATGGATAAAGCATTAACACAATCAGCTCATGCCAGAGGTATATACTTTTCTCCTTTATACAATAATTCAGCCGAGTTCTTAAGAGGTGATATTACTGAAGACAAATTAGTAAAATCATTTGATACTTCGACTGAAGCTCTGGTAACTTTATGGAAAGAAAGATATGCAACAAAGAGAATTAGAAATTTAAAAGAATCAGACCGAGTTTCTACAGAAACATTATTCTATGATAACTTAACAGTGTTATCGTGGGAAGAAACTAAAGATTATTATCTAGACCAAGTTGGTCGGTAATAATGGATATAATGCTTGACTTGTGATGTCAATCATGTATAATGGTTACTTAATTGCGGTGGGTTAGTAGAACAGATTATTCTTCCCGTTTAATCAGTCAGTGCGAATCTGACACACCGCTCCACTTTTTGCGGAGAAGTAGTAGAACAGAAATGGCTTCCAGTCAATTCTTTAGGTGCGAATCCTAATCTCCGCTCCACTTATTGAGTTCTTTAATAAGTAAAACTTATCATTAAATTGCTAAAATAAAGCTCGAAAGTGCTTGACTTTTGCATGGAAATCTGTATAATGGATTACATGATAGTGAAAAAAGAAGACAATTTATTACAAGAACAGAAGTCTCAGTTAGCAAAACTGATGGCTAATGAAAATCTAACAATCGAACATCAGAAGATTTCTACTGCAAAGTTCGACCCTAAAAACAGAATATTATATCTTCCAATCTGGACTGATATGATAGGTACAACTTATGATTTACTTTGTGGACATGAAGTTGGCCATGCTCTGTATACACCCGCTGAAGGATGGCATGATGCAGTTACAATTAATAATAAAGGTAAGAATTATAAAAACTTTTTAAATGTAATTGAAGATGCTAGAATAGAGAAGCGTGTACAAAGAAAATATCCAGGTCTAAAAAAATCATTCAAAACAGCATATGCTGATTTAAGAGAAAAAGATTTCTTTGGTCTTCAAGGTAGAGACGCTAACAAATTAGCTTTTATCGATAGACTAAATCTTTATACTAAATCACAATATACTATGGCTCTTGATTTTAATGAAGAAGAAACTAAATTATTAGAAAGAGTTAAGACTACAGAATCATGGTCAGATGTTGTTAATGTTACGAATGATATATATGCATATTCAACTGAAGAGCAATTAGATTATCAGGACGAGATGATGTCACAAGAAGAGCAATACTTTTCTGAAGACCCTGATGATGAAGATTCAGGTTATGATGAATATGAAAATGATGATTCTCAAGATGATGACGGTAAAAACGGCAATAATTCTGAAAATAATTCAGATGATGATTCAGAAGAAGGTGAAGACGAAAATGAAAATAAAACAAATTGCGATGATGATGATGATTCAGAAGAATCAGATGAAAATGGCGAAATTACAGGATTAAATAGATTTAAAGATTCAGGTTACGAAGAATCAGAAGTTGATGATGGACCAAGATGTGAAACTGATGAAAATTATAGAAATAATGAGAACTCATTAGTTGACGAAGAAAGTAAAGAGTTTATTTACCTTGACTTTCCTAAACCTATCATGAAAAATATTATCACTCCTGCTAAAAAAGTTCAAGAATTATTATCTAACGATTTTCAAAACCAAGAAGTTGCAGGATATTTTAAGAAAGGTTACAAAGATGAAATCTATAATGACTTTAAAAAGAAAAATGATAAGTTTGTAGCTTTACTTGCTAAAGAATTCGAAATGAAAAAAGCTGCCAAAGTTTATGGCAAAAGAAGAACTGCAAGTACTGGTGATTTAGATATTAACAAACTTGCTTCTTATAAATTCAATGATGACATTTTCAAAAAGATGATGATTATACCTAAAGGTAAATCTCACGGACTGATTCTGTTATTAGATTATTCTGGTTCAATGTGGGATAATATTCAAGGTGCTATTGAGCAAGTATTAATACTTTCTAGTTTTTGTAGAAAAGTAAATATTCCATTTACAGTTCAAACATTTTCAGATACAAGTACAACTTGGTATATGGATAGAGATATAGAATTTGACAGTAAAACTTATAAAGATGGACTTGAAGATGTTTCATCTTTTGAAACTAAAGTTGGTACATTAAAATTAGAAAATGTTGTCTTAAGAGAATATCTTAATTCAAATATGAATAAAGCTGAGTATACTAAAGCAGTTCAAAACATGTTACTGTTAGCAAAATCATATGACCACAATCTTAGATATGATTCAGTGAATAGACCTTATACTCCAAAGAGTGAAAGATTAACAAATACTCCACTGCTTCAAGCATTAGTTGCTCTTGGTAAATATACTAACGAGTTCAAAGCTTCTAGAGGTCTTGACATTGTTAATTTAATTATTATACATGATGGCGATGCTGACTATTGTCATGACTACACTGCTTTTGGACTGAATGAATATCAAAAATATCCAAATGACCATAACTTAAAAAATAAATATATGCCTAAAGAAGAACATTTTCCACATGAACATACTAAAAGAATGGACACTCAAGAAACTAACATAGTGATTAAAGATGATTCAATAAGATTTACATCTAGAATTAAACAAGGACATTATAATACAAATCAAGTATTTCTTAATACTATGGATTGGTTTAAAAAGTTAACCGGTTCTAAAATTATTGGTTTCTATATTGTTGCTCCAAATTCAAGAGAAGTTAAAGATGCTATTTACAGACAATATGTAAATGAAGATGGTCAAACTGTTAGTGATAAAGGATACGAGAAGTGGGAATATCAAAAGAATATTGTTAAAATATTTAGAAAAGAAAAATTATTGGTTTCTCAAAAACCAAACTATGATGATTTCTACATGATTCTTGGAGGCAAAGACTTAAATGCTGCTGACAAAGAAGTTGAAGTATCAGGAAAAGTAACTGCTAACAAATTAAAAAATGCATTTATGAAAGTGAATAAATCAAAGGTTATTAACAGAGTTCTGGTGAGTAAATTTATTGATAAAATTGCTGCTTAAATGCTCGAAAGTGCTTGACTTTTGGTCCGGTTGTGTTATAATGGTTGTAGAAATTAAGTAATAACAGTGAAAAACCACTGAGTGAAATTAGGAGAAAGTATATTATGAGTGATTTAAATGTGATACGAAAAGAGTTTCTTCAGAAGCTCAAAGATACCGGGAAAGATTCGGTGTCAAGAACAGAACTAAACAAACTAGGCCAAGAAGTTGGTCTAAAAAGTTTCGGTTGGTTTACAAAAAAAGATGTAAATAAATTATCTAGAGGCCAGTATAAAGTGCCAGAAGATATTTCAATTGCATTACAACCAGGCGGAGCTAGATTAAAAGTTTCCTCTGCAAAAGTTATTCCTTTTGTGCCTACTAAAATTGAGATAGAAGATTCAGGAAGTCGTATTGCAAATGTTACGACTGAACTTGCTATTACAAATTTAGTTCCAGATGTCTATGACAACTATGTGCCTTTCGGCAACTTTGCAGATATTCTTTCAATTGTTAAATCAGGCAAATTCTTTCCTGTGTTCGTTTCAGGCCATTCTGGTAATGGTAAAACAATGTCTATTGAGCAAGCTTGTGCTAAACTAAAGCGTAAGTGTGTAATTGTTTCAATGACACCTGAAACTGATGAATCAGACTTACTTGGTAACTATGTGTTAATCAATGGTCAGATGGAATGGAGAGATGGTCCTGTTACTACTGCTGCTAGACAAGGTGCAGTATTATGTATTGATGAAATTGATTACGGCGCTCAGAATCTTTCATGTCTTCAACGTGTGCTAGAAGGTAAACCATTTTTGCTTAAGAAAAAAGGCGAATTGGTTGCTCCCTCTCCTGGGTTCACGGTCTTCGCCACTGCGAATACAAAAGGTAAAGGTTCTGATGACGGCCGTTATATGTTTACAAACATTCTTAACGAAGCGTTCTTAGAAAGATTTAGAAATACTTACGAACAAGAATGGCCACCTGCTTCTGTTGAGAAAAAAATTATTATCGGAGAACTTGCTAAGAGCGGTTTAAAAGATGATGATTTTGCCACTAAACTTGTTACATGGGCTGATGCGATTAGAAAAACTTTCGCTGAGGGTGGTTGTGACGAAGTTGTTTCAACTAGAAGATTGGTTCAAGTCGTTGAGACTTTAAGTATCTTTGGTGATAAAACCAAATCATTAGAACTATGTTTAAATAGATTCGATGATGAAACCAAGATTTCGTTCCTTGACCTTTACACAAAGGTCGATGCTGGCGATGATGCTTTCACTGTTGAAAATACAGAAGAAGAAAAAACAGATGAAGAGATATTAGAAGAGCTTAAAAGTGATAATGAATTACATCCATCACAACTTACTTAAATAGAATACTAGGCAATAGAGGTTAAGTTTGCCTCATTCAGTCTAGTTTTCTGATATAATTATACAATCAAGTGAAAGATTGCACGCTTGATTGTTTTTTGTAATGCAATCAAATACATCATGGAGTTTTTTATGACTAGAGTATCAAAATCAGGTAAAGCTAAAATCTTAGGTTACCTTTCAAAACCAACAGGTTACAATACGTTAACCGTAGCTAAGGCTCAATCAACATTTGGTATTAAAAATGTTGCTGCCAGAGTAGATGAACTTCGCAAAGAAGGTCATGCAATTTACACGAATGCCAAAACGGTAAATGGAAAGAAAGTTACATTCTATCGCATGGGTACACCAACTAGAAAAGTTGTTGCTGCCGGTGTTGAGTATTTACGCCTTCGTGGCGAAAAAGCTTTTGCTTAGAGTATAGCTTTGACTTAAAATTGGAGCGATATAAATAATATTGCTCCTTTTTTTTATTTAACTCTAATGGATATATTATGGAACTCAAAATTAATGTAGATGAACTGAAAAAGTGTAAACTTTTTATAGCAACACCAATGTATGGTGGTCAATGTTTTGGTCTTTATGCCAAAGCCGCATTAGACCTACAAACCCAAATGATGAAATACGGAATCGAAACTAAGTTTTCTTTTCTATTCAACGAATCTTTAATCACTCGTGCTAGAAACTACCTTGCAGATGAATTCTTAAGGTCAGGATATACTCACTTGATGTTTATTGATGCAGATGTTCAATTCAACCCACAAGATATCGTTGCTTTATTGGCACTAGATAAAGATATTGTTGGCGGACCTTATCCTAAAAAGTCAATGAATTGGAAAAATATTGCTGAAACAGCAAGAAAACATCCTGATATGGATGTTAATGAATTGAATAAAGTGGTTGGCGAATATGTATTTAATGTCGTTAAAGGCACAAAACAATTTACAGTAACAGACCCGATTGAAGTAATGGAAATTGGCACAGGACACATGATGATTAAACGCCGAGTGTTCGAGAAGATGCAAGAAGAATTTCCTTTAATTAGATATAAACCAGACCATGTTGGTCAAAAACATTTTGATGGAAAGAATTATATTCATGCTTTCTTTGATACAATCATTGATACAAAAGATAGTTATACTGGCGGTGGTACTGACCGATATCTATCAGAAGATTATATGTTCTGCCAAATGTGGCGAAAGACTGGTGGTAAAATTTGGTTATGTCCTTGGATGAAAACTCACCATATTGGAACTTATGCCTTTACCGGCGATATGGGTGCAGTCGCAAAATACACAGGTAAATTATAATGTTAATTGGCGTTGTCGGATTCATGGGGTCTGGCAAAGGAACAGTTGGTGATATTATCCAAAAACAAGGATATAACAAAGACAGTTTTGCTAAGCCATTAAAAGATGCTTGTGCTGAAATATTTGCATGGGATAGAAGATTACTTGAGGGGGATTCAGAAGA